GGAAGTTTACTTGTAGCAGCCATACCACCGGCTACTTCGGAGTTTTTCTCAGGACCTAATCAGGTTAATACGCTGATGTCTTGCCCACATGGCTTCTTATATGCTTCTCAGGCGACAGCCTTAGAGTTATCTATCCCTTGGTATTGTAATACGGATTATGCTCCAGTTGCAGTTGCCGGACATTCAGATTTTAATATACCGACAGGAGCTTATTCCTCTCTGGTTATTATGGTTATGAACCCTCTTTTTCCAGGAGGAGGCACAACATCGCTTAATCTAACCATATCAGCTAGATTTGAGGAATTAGAACTTAAAGTTCCAGCTCCCAATGCGGCAACGTGGCAGAACCCGAGAGAATTTGTGTCTGAGTCCTTGATGCAATCAGAATCTCTGATTGGCACTGTGGCCTCAGGACTACAAGTCATGGCTAACGCTGGAAAATCGATAGCGCATGCCACGGGAGACATATTTGATAGAGTATCCAAAATCTCGGGATTCTTTACAGGATTGCATAATCCTAATAGACCGACGATTACAGAGAGAGTGATTACTACCACCAGAAATCACCTCAATACTGTAGACGTCCCACAGTTTTTCGAGAAATTGGACCCTTATCCTTCAACAGAACGTACCACAGATGAATATCTATTTGGTACGGAGCAGGATGAGATGAGTATCCGTTACATTGTTGCCAAAGAGCAATATTTGGGAGCCATACGCATTTCAACAAAAGACGTAGTTGGGAAACTATTGTGGGCTAGACCCATGACACCATACCAAACGTTCGAGCCAATATTTTCAAATAATATATCATTGATATACTATTTGACTCGGGCCTGGAATGGTGAGTTTGAGATGGTATTTAGGTGTGCGGGATCAGCTAAACAACAGGTCAAAGTGTTGCTTAGTCGATTTTACTCACCTAATAGGGACGTATATAATAGAATTCCAACAATGTACTCATCAGTCAATACTTTGTCTCAGATATTAGAATTTTCTCAGGGAGGTCAGGAACATGTTTGTTCATTTCCATATCTTTCACCATTAGAGATCACACCTTGTACAACAGATTATTCTACAGGAGCTTCCATGAATGGAGAATATTATGTATATTTAGCTCAACCACTAGTCATTGGAGATAATTCTCCGGATGTTATTGAGATAAATGTATTTATACGATCCAAGTCATTGAACTTCTATGGATATTCTTTGAATAGTCCATTGTATGCGATCACTCGTAAGGAAGAACATGACGATGATAATGATGTGCAATATGGAGACGATCTGTCAGATAAGAAAGAGAAGGAAATTTCGAAACCTCGTTTGCGTCGTAGGAGTTCGGTTGCATCAATTACAGAG